TGCAAGGACATCTGCTGCAACATGGTCAAACGCGCCATGGTCGCCGAGGAGACGAACCCCGAAGGACTCAGCCAGGGATCACAGACCACCGGCCCCTTCGCCGACAGCTGGTCGTACAGCAACCCAAACGGAGACCTGTACCTCACATCCAGCGAGCTCGCCGACCTGGACGCCGCCGGAAGCGGCCGCATGTTCACCATCGCCATGACAGGAGACGACACATGAGGACGCCATCGACCGAAACCATCGAAGTGTGGCGCGGCCAGCCCACGACCGACACGGAAGGCAATCCAATCCAAGGCAAGCCCGTCCGTGTCGGCGCATTCCAGGCGGTGGTAGCCCCATCCTCCACCATTGACCAGGTCGAGGAGAACGCCAATCCACTGACCATCGAATACACGATCCACATCCGCGGTAGCCAACCGACCGGCATCCAGGCCACCGACCTGATCAAAGTCAGAGGCGTCCTTCTGCCCGTCAAAGGAAAACCGCAAGTGTGGAACAACCTCCACGGACGCCACATCGGCGACGTCATCGCCGTCGGAGAACGAAAAGGATAACCCATGGCCAAACGATGCAGATTCGTGTTCAACCGCAAGGCGTTCAGCCAACAGGTCCTCAAAAACGAGACATTGCGCTCGCGCATGAGGGACGCGGCCGAAGCCGCCGTAGAGGATGACCGTTGCATGGTCCGCGACCATGACGGCAAGAACCGCAGCGGCGTGGCGATCATCTGCCCGGCACCGGTGGAGAAGGCGCACGGCACGCTAGAGGACACGCTCGGAAGGATGCGCGTATGAGCATCCCGGTCACTCCCCGGCGCACGGAACCCCTGCTCCTGCCCAAACTGAGGACACTGTTCCCGGACGTGACGTTCGACACCATCGAACGAAGCGACCTCGAACCTCCCTTCACCGAAGCCACTCTGGCCGACTCCATGCAAGGCATGAGCACCCCAATCTCGCAGTACGTGCGGCTGCGGCTGGGCGTGCGCTGCATGAGAGAGGACCATACGGGCGACTGGGACAAGGCCGCCAGCCTGTGGGCGGCAATCGCGAGGGAGATCATCGGGCTTGGAACCGTCGCGCCGCTCATCGACGCGTCATTGGAATCCGGGCCGGTACGCATGACCGACGAGAACAAGAGACTGGTGTGCGCGTACGGCGTGCTCCTGCTCGAGGTATCCGTCGCCTGAACTGTGAAAACACAAGAAAAGACAAGCAAAGACGTGCCGCCACACGCAGAACGGAAGCGAGGTGCAGACAGGAATGTCTGACAGCAACGAAGAAACCACCGCCGTCGAGCAGACGGCATCCGAAACCAGCGCGCAGGCGGCGCAGGGGGCGGCCGACTACGGGTACGTGTCCAGCGGCAACGACTCCGGCAACGTGCGCCTGATCAAGAACTACGCGCTGTTCCTGTTCCCCAAGGACGACAGCACGTTCACGGCCCCGACCGGAGTGAACTGGACGCCGCCGTCCAACAAGAAGCCGATCGGATACAGCACCGAGGACGGTGCCGTCCTGCATCCGGAGCCGGGCGACAGCACCGACTACAAGGCGCACAACGGCGACATCGTCCTGTCCGACACGGATCCGGGCTACTGGACGCTCCAGCTCGCCGCGATGGAGGGTCGCAAGGACGTGGTGTCCGCCTACTTCGACGTGGATGTGGAATCCGACGGCGGCATCAGCATCAAGGGCGCCGGCCTGAAGAAGGAATGGATCCTCGTCCTGGTCGCGCTCGACCAGCGGGACCGCCCCTTCCTCCTGTACGGCACCAACGCGAAGGTGAGCGACCGTGACGACGTGAGCCTGAAATCCAGCGAGATCATGAACTTCAGCATGACGTTCAAGATGCTCAAGGGCACCAACGGCGAACAGTTCCACGCATGGGGCCTCGTCACCGAAGACGCCAAGTAGCCCATCGATTCTTCCCGTGCCGCCGATGGCGGTCGACGGCACGGGATCCTTTTACCAACCGCCAACATCAGAACGGAGCCAACATGAGCGACAACACCTACCACATGGTCGAAATCGACCTTTCCGACGCCGAGGAGCTCAAACCCGACGTGCACCTCGAGGTCGCCGGCGTCAAACTCGACCTGCCGAACCTCAACAACGCGGAACTGCCCATCGAACTCGTGCAGACCATCCTCCTGATCAAGAGCAGACCGACGCTCTCCGACGAGGAGACCAGCGCGTGCATGGCCGCGTTCCTCGCATACTTCCAGGCGATGAAGCCGAACTTCTGGAACGTGCTACGCAAGACGGAACGTCCGATCGCCTACCTCATCGCCACGGTGAAGGCATGGGCCGACGAATCCGGACTGGACCCAAAAGCGTTTACCTCGCCCACCTCTGGAACAACCACCGCGCGGCACTAGCCTACGACTGGATCCGAGCGTACGGGCAGATATACAGGCCCGTACGCTTCCAGGAATGGGTTGAAGGCCAACGTCCACGAGTCGATTGGGGACTCGCCTGGGCGTTGACCCGCGAAATCCTCAAAGACCACACAAGCCACTCGTGGATGGCGTTGCAGAACGCCGTCTACGCGCCCGACGGAGCCGAACAGGCGGTCTGGACGCTGTCCGGACAACGCAAACGCCCATGGTTCGACCACGAGCACGACCCACTCCACCCGCCAACCCCGACGCACAACCTCACCCGCCGTCAACGCGAGGACAGGGAACGGCTCAAAGCCTACTTCCACATCAACGACGACCTCTGATCCCGACCGCCATCGGAATCCCGACACACAGCAAGGAGCACGATGGCAGCACAGGACATCGGCGTCGCATACGTCCACGTCGAACCATCCGGCAAAGGATTCGGCAAAAGCATCGAAGGCGACATCGGCGACGCCGTCAACAAAGCCTCCAAGAAAGGCTCCAACACCCTCATCTCGAAAATCGGCGGCGCGTTCGGCAAAATCGGCAAGGTCGGCACAGGCGCGATCGCCACCCTCGCCGGCGGCATCACCGCCCTGGCCGCCAAAGGCGGCTTCACCCGCGCCCTCAACATCGAGAACGCGCAAGCCAAGCTCAAAGGCCTCGGCCACGACAGCGCCAGCGTCACCGAAATCATGAACGACGCGCTCGCCTCCGTCAAAGGCACCGCGTTCGGATTGGGTGACGCCGCGACCGTCGCGGCCAGCCTGTCAGCATCCGGCATCAAGGAAGGCGGCGAGCTCACCAAGGTCCTCAAGACCGTGGCCGACACCGCGCAGATCAGCGGCAGAAGCCTCACCGACATCGGCACGATCTTCGGATCGGTCGCCGCTCGAGGAAAGCTCCAGGGCGACGACATGCTCCAGCTCATGTCGAGCGGCATCCCGGTCCTCCAGATGCTCGGCAAGCACCTGAACAAGACCAGCGCCGAAGTGTCCGACATGGTCTCGGACGGCAAGATCGACTTCCAGACCTTCGCCGACGCCATGCAGGAAGGATTGGGCGGTGCCGCCCAGAGCGCCGGCACCACGTTCGCCGGCGCCCTGGCCAACGTGAAGGCCGCGTTGAGCCGACTCGGCGAGACCGCGGCCACGCCGGTCCTCAACGGACTGCGCGGACTGTTCAACCAGGCCATACCGCTCATCGACGCGTTCACCGCGGCGGTGTCCCCGACTTTGGAGAAGGTCGGCGCGGGATTGCAGAAGGGATTGGAACAGGCCATCCCCACGGTCACCGCCTTCTTCGACAAGCTCGGCAAAAGCCAGACCGTCCAGCAGTTCGCCTCCTATCTCGCTTCCCTCAAGGACGATTTGAAGGAACTCGGCTCATCCCTGTCGGGAGCTACCGGAGCCGTCTGGAACGTCATCTCCGAACCGCTCTCCGAACTCTACAATCAGGCGAAAGGACAATTGCCCGCAATCGCTGACGGATTCAAAACACTCCTGCATGCCGTGTCAGGTCTTCTCGACTACGTGGCGGCGCATGCCGACAGCATCATCCCGCTGGCCAAGGGAATCGCCGCGTTCGTCCTCGCCAGCAAAGGCATCGGCGCGGTATCAGCCGGCTTCAAAGCATTGCCAGCCGCATTGGACGGCATCAGCAGAAGCGCCACTGGAATCACCACAGCGGCAAAAGGCATCTCAGGATTCGTCAACCTTGCCACCGACCTCGGCGGCATAGGCCCAGCATTGAAAGCCACCGCAGGCAACTTCGGCATCGTGCAGACAGCCGTCGGAACGTTCAGAACAGTCGCCACCGCGGCGCGAACCACATGGGGACTGTTCACAGGACTCCTCGCCGCGAACCCATTCGTCCTCGTCATCGCAGGCATCACCGCGGTCGTGGCCGCACTGACCTGGTTCTTCACCCAAACCGAAACGGGCAAACGACTCTGGAACAGCTTCGCCACATGGTTCATGGGAATCTGGAACCAGATCAGCACCGCATGCCAGCCAATCCTGCAAGCCATCGCCACATTCATCACCCAGACCATGAGCCAAATCCAGCAAATCTGGCAAACCGGATGGACACTCATCACCACCATCCTCCAAAACGTCTGGAACACAATCGGCCCCATCATCATGACCGCACTCACCGCGATCATCACCGGCATCCAAACATTCACCGCCACCATCACACCACTCCTGCAAGCCGGAATACAGAACATCCAAACCATCTTCCAAACCGCCGCCACCATCATCAGCACGGTCTGGAACGGACTATGGAACACCATATCCACCGTCGTACAAGGCGCATGGACCATCATCGCCACAGTCATCAGCACCGCACTCGCCGTCATCCAAGGCATCATCCAACTGGCGCTCGCGGTCGTCAACGGGAACTGGAGCGCCGCGTGGTCGGCCATCCAGGGCATCGTGTCGGCAGTGTGGGGCGGCATCCAAGGCGTCGTCTCCGCTGGCATCGGCATGGTCAGCGGAATGGTATCCGCCGCATGCTCGACAATCCGGAGCGTGTGGGCCGCGTTGTGGAATGGCGTCGGAAGCATTGTGTCGAGCGTCTGGGGCGGCATCGTCGGCACCGTAAGCAACATGGTTGGCCGTGTCGGGAGCGTCGTGAGCGGGATCGGCGGAACCGTCCGGAGCGCGGTGTCCGGCGCGGGAAGCTGGCTCGTCAGCGCGGGACGCAACATCATCCAGGGATTGATCAACGGCATCACAGGAATGGTCGGCTCGTTGTATTCCAGCATCACCAACGCGTTGTCGGGCTTGGTGGACAAGGCCAAGAACGCTTTGGGCATCCATTCCCCGTCGCGTGTGTTCCGCGACGAGGTCGGCGTGATGGTCGGACGTGGCATGGCATTGGGCATCGACGATTCCGCGCATGTGGTCAGCCGTTCCATGGATTCGCTCGTCTCCACGATGAGCCTCTCCGACGCGGACTGGTCGAAGACCGGCAGGCTGAACGTCACGGCCGGCACCGGCGCCAATGCCGGCGACGGCGATCTGCGGGAACTCATCACGGCGGTCGAATCGTTGCACGACGACCTCGGATCGATCATCGCCAGGTACACGCCGACGATAGGGGACCGCGACTTCGCAAGGAAGGTGAGAAGTGCAATCGCTTGAATACGTGTGCGCGGCCACAGGTGAGCGCATCGGCTTCGAGGGGCCGCTGTACGGCGAGACGCTCACGGGACTGCGCGCCCGCGTCTGGGACTACAGCCTCGCCTCACGTGGCATGACGGGCATCACCCGCAAGGCACGCGAGGCGACAGTCACCGTGAAGATCCACGATTCTCCAGCCACGCTCGACCTACTGCGCCGCCTCGCGGACGCCGACATGGCATCCGGGAACCCGGGCACGCTCATCGCCGACGGCGAATGGGAAGCCAAAGCGTGGATCACGAAAAGCGACCCGCAATCCATCACGCCCACGATGGTCGAGACGCAGTTGACCATCGTGCTGGCCGATGGCGTGTGGCGCCGTCCGACCATGACGCATTTCACGCCGCGATACGATTCCGGAACCGCCGACCTTGACTATCCATATGATTATCCGCATGATTTCGCCGGCATGGCATTGGGTGCCGAGATCGTCAACGACACGTCCATCCCGCAGCCGGTCAAGCTCACGATATTCGGACCATGCGCGCAACCGTACGTCATCATCGGAAACAACCGGTACGAGGTCGACGTGACCGTGCCATCCGGCTCGCGTCTGGAAATCGACGGCACCGGCGATGTCAGGACCGTCACCATGGTCAGCGGCACAGGTCTCGCCACAAACTGCTTCGCGCAGGCCGTGCGAGGGTCGGGCAAGGATTCCGGCCGGTACGTGTTCCAACCGCTCGCGCCCGGAACACAGCCGATCAGCTGGCCGGGAGGATTCCAATTCGACTTGACGGTCTGCGAGGAAAGGAGCGAACCGCCATGGACCTGATCGTCACCGACGCCACAGGCAAACCCGTGGCGAGCCACGCCTCATACACGCTCGACCTCGCGTTCGGTAGCGGGGAGAACGACTTCGACCTGCAGGTCGAAGACGCCGCGCTCAAGGCGGGGAGCCGCATCATGATCGACGGCACCGAGTACGGCGGCATCATCGACGACACGGATGTCGACGTGGACGGAGGCCTGTCCACCGTCACATGGCATGGCCGCGACTGGCATGGAGTACTCGCCTCGAAGATCATCGAACCGGACAGGAACAACGATTACCTCACCCTGTCCGGCACGATTCCCGTCATCATGCGCACACTCGTCAGCCGTGCGGGATTGCAAGGCCTGTTCACCGTCACCGACGAAAGCGCCGACCACAAGACCACCTGCCAGTTCGACCGGTACGTGGACCTGTACAGCGGTCTGGTCAAGATGCTCAGGGCAAGCGGACTCAAACTCCGGTTGCGTAATGACGGCGACAAGGTATCCATGAGCGCCATGCCCGTCCGCACGATCGGCGACAGCATCGACTCGGACCTCATCGACTTCACCGCCAAACAGGCGGCGCACCCGATCAACCATCTCATCTGCCTGGGCAAGGGCGAACTCAAGGACCGTACCGTCATCCACTGGTACGCCGACGCGAACGGCACGTTCAGCCACACGCAGACCCTCAAAGGCCTTGACGAACGCACCGCCACATACGAGTTGTCCAACGCCGAAGCCGACGAGCTCGAGGACAAGGGCAGGCAGAAATTCCAGGAGCTTCGGAACACCAACACCATCGACGTGGACATTCCCGACGGCATCGACGCGGACGTTGGCGACCTGGTCACGGGTCGTGACAACAACACGGGCCTCGTCGTCACTGCCGAGATCTCCAAGAAGATCGTCAAGGTTTCGGGAGGCGTGCTCACCGTCACCTACGAATCCGGAGGCGCCAGCGCCGGCGGCAACAGCGGAGAATCCTCCATCGGGGATGGTGGCCACGCCTACTACGCTGGAGCCGGCCTCAAACTCGACGCCTGGACTTTCAGCGCCGACGTGACCAGAAACGACATCGACTCGCTCAACAACGCATTGTCGGGTAAACAGCCGAAAGGCGACTACATCACCGGCCTGAAAATCGGTTCGGTGGACACGCTCGCCCCCGGTGCACAGGCAAGCGCGTCGCTCACGGGCGCCGGCAGCGACAAAACCTTGAATTTGGGGCTTCCGAAAGGCGACCAGGGTCCGCAAGGGGAGAAGGGCGACAAGGGCGACACAGGACCACAGGGGGCCACCGGAGCGACCGGACCCACCGGTCCTCGGGGAGAGAAAGGAGCGACCGGGGAGCGAGGGCCGCAAGGCGTCGCCGGTCCCGAAGGCCCGCAGGGACTGCAGGGGATACGCGGCGAGAAAGGCGATAAGGGTGATGCCGGCGCGATCGGCGCGGCGGGACCGCAAGGCCCGACGGGTTCCACAGGTCCGCAGGGTCCCACGGGTCCACAGGGAGCGACCGGCCCCCAGGGCAGACAAGGCATCCAAGGTTCCCAAGGCATCCAGGGCCCGCAAGGGGAGAAGGGTGACAAGGGCGACAGCGGCGTATCCGCCCCCTCGAACGGCTTCTTCACGCTCAGCATGGAAGGCGACGGCGACCTGTACGTGAACTATCCGGACAACACGAACCCACCCTCGTTCGTCTGGGACTCCGAGAGCGGGAACCTGTACGTGGACATCCCGGAAAGGTGACACATGGCGCGACTATTGATCGGCAACATCAAAGGCCCCAAAGGCGACAAGGGCGATACCGGGGCCACCGGCCCGCAAGGCAAGCAAGGAGCGCAGGGCGTTCAGGGAGCTAAAGGCGACGTCGGCCTTCCGGCGCTCGTGATGAAGAAATCCCTCGTCGGCGAATATCCGGTGGGATCCACTTTCACGGGGAACGTGAGCGAATGGTTGAACCGAACACCACTCGCCAACGAATATTCGACCGCATTGTCAGGTGGCGGAAAATACAGCATCGTCTGGCAGTGCGTTTCACAGTCCGGCAGCCTATTCACGGGAAAGACGATTTCCCGTCAATCCATCATCGGAACGCAAGGCCCTGCCGGACCGCAAGGTCCAAAAGGTGACGTCGGCCCACAAGGCGTGAAGGGCGATACCGGCGAGACCGGGCCTAAAGGAGCCACTGGAGCTGCCGGCCCTACCGGCCCGCAAGGTCCTGAAGGGCTGAAAGGTGACAAGGGTGATAAAGGCGATGTCGGACCCGCCGGAGAAGGAGGCCCTACCGGCCCGCAAGGTCCGAAAGGCGACACCGGCCCTGCCGGACCTACCGGAGCAACAGGCCCCACCGGGCCGCAAGGCAAGCAGGGAATACAAGGTGCGCAGGGACTGCAGGGCCCACAGGGACCGACAGGACCGCAGGGTGCCAGCGGCGTGACGGCGCCAACTTCCGGATTCTTCACACTGCAGGTCGACCCGAACGGAGACCTGTACGCCGTGTACGCGGATACGACCACCGCGTCGGCGGCTCCCGTCTCCTACGATCCGGCGACGGGCGACCTGTACTACATGATCAATGACGGAAAGTAAGGAGCGCATATGACGAAGATTCTGCTCGGCAACGTCAAAGGCCCCAAAGGCGACACCGGACCGCAAGGCAAGCAGGGAGTGCAAGGACCGCAGGGCCCTGCCGGCGCCACTGGCGCGACCGGGGCCACCGGAGCGAAAGGAGAGGCCGGCCAACGCGGCGAGACCGGGTTGCCTGCCTTGATCATCACACGCATACTATCCGGATACTGGACGTCCGCATGCTCGGATTTTGACTGGCGGGTACTCAGTTTCAACCGTGCCCCGGTCGTAGGCGAATACTTCTTCGCCATGACCAATGGCGGCAAGAACCTGATGTACGCGCAGATCACAGCCACCGGGAAAAACGTGACGTTCAAACCGGTTTCCAACACAAGCCTCGTCGGACCGAAGGGCGACAAGGGCGAGACGGGCATGAGCGCAAGCCAGGCGTTCATCGCCGCCCACCCGGTCGGCTCCCTCTACTGGACCACCGCCACAACAAATCCGGGAACCACCTACGGCGGCACTTGGAAGGAATGCAACACCATCCTTCCAGGACACATCTACCAGCGCACAGCCTGAAAGAGAAAGGAACATCAATGGCACGAACCACGAACATCACCAGATACACCTGCGACCGATGCCACGCCTCCGCATACCTCGCCGACGGTGACCCACGCACCTCCAGCGACTGGCACGACATCACACACACCACCGTCGACGGAGTCGCACAGGGCGCGCTCGTCTGTACCGCATGCTGGCAGACGTTCAAAGCGCTGGCAGCCACGCAGGACGCCGCCTACGCCGCATACCTCAACAACACAACAGATAGGAAGGAATGACCATGACCATGAATCTCATCACCGGCAAGGCCGGCGCTCCGCACATCACATCCAGCGACCAAGGAGCCATGCAGGCCGGACTGGTCGGAAACGGCAACTACCTGCTGCAAGGCAGCGACGGCAAATTCCCCGCCGTGACCATGCAGTCAGCAAACAAAGCGCTCATCCCGGTCCTCAACCTTGTGATCGAAGGACGATACGCACGCGTCACCGCGGCGGAAACCGTCACCATCGAAAGCGGAGTCACAGGACGGAACCGCAACGACCTAATCTGCGTGAAATACACGCGAGACTCGAACAACATCGAAACGATCGCGCTCGCGGTGCTGAAGGGCACCGCCACCAGTGGCACGGCGGCTGACCCCACGGTACCGTCGGGTAGTATCCTGAACAATTCCGGCACCGTATGGATTCCGATCGCCCGTATCCCGATCAGTGGCATCACCGCTGGAACTCCTGTCATGCTTGTCAAGCAGTTGCCTCCGATGAGCCAGCTGTGGGATTCCGTAACCCTGTACCAGGA